GTCCAAAATGTAAGATGGAAGTTGCAAAACGTTTATCCCAAATAACTGGGATAGTTGAACCAGTTGAAATAATTGAGGAAGTTAGTGGATCTTAATTTTGATGATCTTATTGACATACTCGACGGCGAAGAATTTGACGAAAGGCCAGTCGACCTAAAGACATTTGTCACTAGCCCAGACTATCTTGGACTGCCACCTCTTTCAGATTATCAGTACACATTAATTGAAAAATCTTCTCAAGTGTATAAAGAATCAACGCTAATAAAATTATTTGGTGAGGAAGAGGGCAAGAGAACATATAAGCAAACTGCTAATGAAGTAGTTGCTCAGCTGGGTAAGGGTTCTGGAAAAGATTACTGCTCTACAATATCGGTAGCCTATATAGTATATTTGCTATTGTGCTTAAAAGACCCAGCAAACTATTATGGCAAACCTCCTGGGGACTCTATTGATATCATTAATATTGCTATTAACGCTCAACAGGCAAACAATGTTTTCTTTAAAGGTTTCAGAACACGCATCGATAAGTCTCCGTGGTTTGTAGGAAAGTATTCAGAAAAAGCTTCTGAAATTAAATTTAATAAGAACATTACAGTTCACTCAGGTCACTCAGAAAGAGAAGCCTGGGAAGGATATAACGTTATTGTCATCATCCTTGATGAGATCTCAGGCTTTGCCACAGAAAATACTACAGGACACGAGCAAGCAAAAACTGGTAGTGCTATTTATGAGATGTATAGAGCATCAGTAGATTCACGTTTCCCAGATTATGGTAAGGTAATTCTTCTTTCTTTCCCACGATATAAGAATGATTATATTCAGCAGAGATATGATGATGTTATTGCAGAAAAAGAAACTGTCATGAGATCACATCATTTTAAGCTAGATACAGAATTGCCAGATGGAACGGAAGGTAATGAGTTTGATATTGAGTGGGAAGAAGATCATATTATATCCTATAAGTACCCAAGAATGTACGCCCTTAAAAGACCAACATGGGAAATTAATCCTACTAGAAGTATTGATGACTTTAAGGTAGCGTTTTACAAAAATGCACCAGATGCTTTAGGAAGATTTGCATGTATGCCAGCAGAAGCAATCGACGCATTCTTTAAGTCCAGAGAAAAAATTGAAAAAGCTTTCAGTAATATGGCTATAGCCGTAGATGAGTTTGGCAGATTTGAAAATTGGTTTGCGCCAGATCCAGATAAAGAATATTTCTTGCACGTAGACTTGGCGCAAAAGCATGACCATTGTGCAGTTTCTATGGCACATGTACAAAAGTGGGTAAACGTAAAAGTAACTGATACCTACTCTCAACCAGCACCAATTGTAGAAGTAGATGTTGTAAGATTTTGGACACCAACTGCTGATAAGTCTGTTGACTTTACAGAAGTTAAAGACTATATATTGTCTCTTAGAACTAAGGGATTCAAAATCCGTGTTTGCACATTTGACAGATGGAACTCGCATGATATGATGCAACAGTTAAAACAATATGGAATTAATACAGAAACTTTATCAGTTGCAAAAAAGCATTACGATGATATGGCTATGGTTGTTGCAGAAGATAGAGTAACTGGACCAGCTATTAAATTGCTTATAGACGAATTACTGCAATTAAAAATTATGAGAGATAGGGTTGACCACCCCAGAAAAGGTTCGAAGGACTTGGCGGACGCAGTTTGTGGATCTATTTATAACGCTATTAGTAGAAGTAAGCCACAAAACAATGAAGAAATAGATATACATACTTATAGTTCTCTAAAGTGGGATAGAGAAGATGAGGATGAAACTATAGTAACAAACATGATCAGGGCACCTAGAATGCCAAGAGACTTGTCTGATGCATTAGACGGAATGGAAATAGTATGAGTATATATCAAGAAAAAGCTAAAGAGTGTAAGTGTTGTGGAAAACATGTACCGCTACCAACAGTACTAAAAGAGTATAATGGTATACAGGTATGCCCTACAACATTTGCAAATATTGTAGAGTATAAAAGAATATGGAAGTCTTTGGGGACTAGACCTATGGGTAATATTAGAAAACATTTTTCTGAATATGTACAGCAGGTAGTCGAAGAAACCATTGACAAAAATGAAGACGGCACGTTACAATAGACACTTGGCAACAGTAGCCAAGTTGGTTAAGGCCCCGAACTCATAATTCGGCTATCGTAGGTTCAAGTCCTACCTGTTGCACAAAGGAGATTTATGTACGAAGAGGAAGAGGAAGACGACATGAAGCTAGCACATTATTTAGAGATCGGTGCAGTTTCTCTTGAAGGCGTTGACGAGAATGGCGAAATGATATTCTCAATTAGTGAGAATGCAAAAGAGATAGCACCAGAATTATGGCAAGCACATATTGAGTATGTTGACTCTGCTATGATGAAGTTGTATGAAGAAGGTTTGATGGAGGTTGAATATGATGAAAATCTTGAAGCAACTCTTCATCTTAGTCCAGAAGGACACAAGATAGCAAAGGAAATGGGACTGATAGAAATGGATATCAGGGAAATCCCAAACGATTAAAAATTATGCTATAATATTATTAGGTCGCCAATAGGGGCCTATAAATTAACTTATTCGCTTGAAGGAGGAATAAAATGGTAACAACATATACATGGGATCTTTTCAAGGATCCCTTTTTTATTGGCTTTAATCGTGAGATTGAAAGAATGGCTAACGTGCACAACGCTGCATCACGCCAATCATATCCACCATACGATGTATTAAAGCTAGACGATGACACATATAGAGTGTCTCTCGCAGTAGCAGGATTCACAAAGGAAGACATTGATCTCTCAGTAGACAACGGAACCCTTGTGGTATCTGGAGAAATTACAGAAGTTACAGACGCAGAGGTTCTGCATAAAGGAATTGCTGCACGTAAATTCACACGCTCATTTGCTCTTGGAGAATATATGGAAGTCTCTAGTGCATCTCTAAAGGATGGCATGCTTAATATTAATATTGATCGCATTGTCCCTGAAGATAAAAAGCCCAAGACAATTAAAATCAAGTAAGATATAATAGTAGTCTGCACCCCGTCACTGGGGAGTCGCAGACTATATGCGGGCCGCTACCCGCAGGATACACCTGAGCAAGTGTATAAACTGCTCCTTAACATTTAGGAGAGACGTGCCAAACTATGATTACAAGTGTGTTATATGTGAACACACAAAAGAGATTAACAAACCAATTAGCGAATCAACAATGACAGAGCTATGCGATAAATGCGGTGCTGCAATGGTTAAACAGTTTGGTACATTTGGTATTCAGTTTAAAGGTAACGGCTTTTACAAGACAGATAACGCTAAGTAGTTCAATGATATAATTGAATTGTTATAAAAGTTATAACAAGGAGTTATTAGTTGACTAGGACTAAATTATGGAGATTAACATTAACAGCCATTCTAGGGTTTGGTTGGCTATTCATCACACCTGCTTATAGTGATGATCCACTGAGTTTAGCAGCTCAAGAAATACAAGAGTTAAACGAAAAAGTTAGCAATCTAACAGAAGAGGCTGAAACTCAAGCCCTTATAGATATTGCAGAAGATAAATATGATGATGCGGTAGCCGCAAAAGAGGCTAGAGATGATGCATATGATGCATATGATGCGGCGGTAGCAGCAGAAGCAACAGCATTACAGGAAAAGAATACATCTCAATCAGCAGTGGATGGGCAAACAGCAACAGTTGCTACATATTTATCTCAGAAGAATTCTGCTAAAGATGATTTAGATATAGCACAAATAAACCTTGCTACAGCAAATAGTAATCTTCAATCAGCTCAGTCAGTAGTTGATAACGCTGGCGGAGATGGATTGCAATATACTGTATATCATTTAACAAGAGTATTCCCTGGCGTAGCAGTTCCAAGCGGAATAATATGCACTGGTACCTGGAACTCAAACTCTATGAGTTTGCCAGTTTGTGGTAATAGGTATGAAAATTTTATAGTTAAATTTACTGGAACTATTACTGTTCCATCCCATTGGACAAGTACATACTTTGCAGGATACACAGACGATGGGTTCAGAATGTATATCGACGGCTCCCTTGTAATTAATAACTGGGTAGAGCAGGGGGTAAGATGGAGTGCATATTCTCCAACATATAATGTTACCACAGACAAAACATTTGATGTAGAGATTTGGTGGTATAACGGCGGTGGTCCAGGATCTTATCATCTTGGATGGGCAATTCCTGGAGGATGGACTGGAGCAGGTTGTGATTATACTGGTGGCTGGGGAGTAGGATTTAGTTGTAATTTAAATACATTTTCTTCTGGACCTGGTGCAACACAAGCAGAAATTAACGCATATAATGCAGCAGTAGCTGCACAGGAGGCGGCACAGACAGATTATAATACTAAGTTAGCAATCTATAACAATAAAGTTACTGCATATAATACTGCTAACTCTATTTTGTCAACATATAATCAAACATTAACAATTAAGACTACTACTTACGATACCGCTGTCACAACTACATCAAACGCTTTAATTGCTAAAAATAATACACAGTCAGCTTATGATCAATCTATTATTGATTTAAATAATGCAATAGATGATGCATGGGAAATGTATAATGAAACTTGGCAATTTGAAGAGCAGCAAAGAGTTGCTGCAGCAATTGCTGCTGCTATGGCTAATCAACCACAGCCAACACCAGATACAACAGTTGATCCTACGCCTGAACCTTCTCCTGAGCCATCGCCTGAACAAACTGAACCAGACGATCCCACTCCAACTCCAGATTCTGAAACCACAGATGAACCGACACCAGATCCAACCCCTGAGACAGAGCCCACTGATGAGCCTTCATCAGAGCCTTCACCTCAGCCATCGGATATAGATCAAGAGCCAACTCCTGAACCAGAGCCAACTCCTGCTGAACCTTCTGAAAAACCATCTAATAATACTATCACAGAGGAGACAGCAAACCTAATTGCAGATTTAACAAGTAAAGATACATTAACTAAATTAACTCCAGAGCAAAAAGCAGCTGTTGCAGAGGGCCTTGGAATTAGAGCAGAAGAAATAGCAAAAGTTGCGGCATTAGCGGCTACTGATAAAAACTTAGCAACAGCTCTACAAGAATTTGGTGATAGAATTAAAGAGAACGCTAGTGCTCCAATGCCATATACATTAGCAGATGCAACAACAGAGGTTGCCACAGAAGCATTTTTGGCAGACCCAATAGGAGCAATTGCGGACATTGATTTTGAAAAATTACTTAGCCCATCAGAGTGGGGTAAGGATATGACAGATGATCAAAGAGAGAAGGCACAGGAAGTAATTGTTCCCGTGATTATTGCAGGAAATATTGTGGCAGCAGCCATGACAAGGAGGATATAATGAAAATAATTAAAGGTTTCTTTAATTGGATATGGGAAGCAGTAAAGGAAAGCATAGCCCAGCTATGGACCCTCCTTGGATTCTTCATAGCCTGGTTGACCCTTACAGGGACGGCACAGGATGTAGTGGGCCTAGCAACAGTAATAGTTACTGTAATATGGCTAATTACCATACCCCTCAGAAAAGACGAGGAATAGGGTATAATAGTGGTATGAAAAGAATAACTGCTATTGCTTTGTCAGGGCTATTAATGCTATCATTAACTAGTTGTGGATATCAGGGTCACTACAGATATCCATGCCAGGATCCTGCAAATTGGGAAAAAGCCGAATGCAATCCTCCAATTTGTGAAGCGACAGGCACATGCACTAAAGACGTAATTGGTAAATTATCAACTACAACAACTGAAACAGGTACTCCAAATGGCTAAAGAAAGATTAAGTCCACAAGATCTGGACGCTAGATTAAAATTTATTTTAGGAATCACATTGGGTTCCATCCTATTTCTTACATCAGTAGGAATTCTATATGGACTATTATTTGTAACGCAACCAATTGGCGGACAATCTGAGAACGATAAGATGTTCTTCAATGTTCTTGGATCAGTTGCAACATTCATTACAGGAACACTTGCTGGTCTATTAATTGGGCAAAGCGGTGCAAAAGATATTATGAAGGCACAGCTCGATAATAAAGAGATGGATGCTAAGAACACACAGGCAGACAAGAAGCTTGAGGCAGAAATTGATGCTACTGCAGCACGTTTAGCGGCAAAGCCAGACGGAGCAATGCCAGCAGAGCAACCAGTAGATACAGATTGGGATAAAGACTAATGTCAGCAAATGATTTTCCAGTTCCAGCAGAAACAGCAAAAGCACCTAAAGGTAGCGTTGCTAGATTAATTCAAGTTGCTAAGTCTCAAGTAGGATATATTGAGGGACCAAAAGACAACGAGACAAAATACGGAGCGTACACCAAGGCAAATTTCCAACCTTGGTGTGGAAGTTTTGTAAATTGGTGTGCAAACGAAGCAGGAGTCAAGATTCCAAACACAGTGTATACACCAGGAGGAGCGGCAGCATTCAAGAAAGCAAACTCTTGGATTGATGGAGATATCGCTGATCCTGAGCCAGGAGATATTGCCTATTTTGATTTCCCCTCAGATGGCGTTGATCGTATTTCTCATGTCGGAATTGTTATTGAAGATAACGAAGATGGGACCGTATGGTGTATTGAAGGAAATAC